GATATCCAAGAGGTAAAAACATTACCCAGTACGAAGGATTACTAGCACCAGACTTACAAGAAGATATAGATGAAGGAGTTGATGAATGGGCTCCTACAGATGACCGCTTTACTCATGATGACTTACTGGAAAGAGAAGCATCTATGGGTCGTAGCAACTTTATGTTGCAGTTCCAACTTGACACAAGTCTATCAGATGCCGAAAAATTCCCACTTAAGATGGCTGATCTCATTGTTACTAGCGTTAACCCTGATACTGCACCCGAAAACATCATATGGTGCTCAGATCCAGCCAATGTTATCAAAAACGCCCCTACAGTCGGATTACCGGGAGACTATTTCTATACACCTATGCAAATGCAAGGAACTTGGGATAAATATAGCGAAACCATATGCAGTATCGACCCATCCGGTAGGGGAACAGACGAAACAGCGGCTTGTTATCTATCCCAACGCAACGGAATCATCTATTTGCATGAA